GTTTGCCGCTGTACAGATGAGCTGACACCTCAGTTCTGCACGCTTTGACGAAGCCCGCCCCCATGAGGGTTCGGATGTCGCAGTGTCAGTGCTTCTATCGGGTTACCAAGCCGACAGATAGGCGAAGTCTAAAGAAGTCCACAGAACTTGTCAACAACTAGGGTTTCCACCTATGTTTTTGCAATGCTCCGTAGCGACAATCAAGTCATGAAGTTTTTATCTGTTTGCAGTGGCATAGAGGCAGCAAGCGTTGCCTGGAGGCCGATTGGATGGGAGGCGGTTGGATTCAGCGAGATAGAGCCGTTTCCTTGTGCAGTTCTTCAACATCATTACCCAAGTGTTCCAAACTTTGGGGACATGACAAAATTTATGGAGTGGCCTGATGCAGATGTCAATGTTCTTTGCGGAGGAACCCCTTGCCAATCCTTCTCAGTCGCAGGACTTAGAAAAGGATTGGATGACCCGCGTGGCAACCTCATGCTTACCTTTCTTGCCATTGCTAAACGATATCGGCCCAGTTGGGTGGTCTGGGAGAACGTCCCCGGCGTTTTGTCCTCCAATGGAGGACGGGACTTTGGCTCCTTCCTTGGAGGGCTGGCAGAGTGCGGGTATGGGTTCGCATACAGGGTGCTTGACGCTCAGTATTTCGGAGTGGCACAGAGACGCAAGCGTGTGTTCGTTGTCGGATATCTTGGAGATTGGCATCGTGCCGCGGCGGTTTTATTTGAGCAGCACAGCCTGCAAGGGCATCCTGCGCCGAGCAGAGAAACGAGGCAAAGAGTTGCCCCCACAGTTACTAACGGCCCTCCGTTCAGTCGCACAGGAAACGAAAGAGTAGAGTGTGATGCGTTGATTTCACACAGTGTTGCGCCGACTATTGATGCGAGTTTTGGCCGTTTGCAAGGATGCAGTGGACAAGACTCAAATCATGGTCATGGTCATCTAATCTCTATGTGCTTGACTAGGGGAGGTCAGCAACGCTTAGACGCGGAATCGGAAACTTTGTTTCTTACCATCGGGGGTGTCTTTAGCCAAGAACCGGTTACCTATGATTTCTTTAACATAACCGCACCTATAAATAAACAAAATCGTCAACCCGGTGACCCATGCCATACGTTAGCGCGCTCAAATACTGAACATGCGGTAATGATGCAGCAGATGCAAGTTCGCAGACTTACACCAGAGGAATGCGAGGCACTTCAGGGATTCCCTCGTTCGTACACTCAGATTCCCTGGCGTAAAAAGCCCGCTAGCGAATGCCCTGACGGACCTCGATACAAGGCACTTGGCAATAGTTGGGCTGTGCCTGTAGCCCGTTGGATCGGTGAGCGCATTAACATTGTTGAGGCCATCTAATGGACGCACTACCACCTTGGGTTGATAGAGAAGCCTGGGAAGGCTTTGTTGAGATGAGGAAGGCGATGAAGCGCATTCCTTTCACCGGAAGAGCAGCAATGCTGGTTCTCAAGGAACTCTATGCACTGAAAGCCGCTGGGCATGATCCCAATGCCTGTCTGGATCAGTCAACAGTTAACGGCTGGAGGGATGTGTTCCCGCCCAGGCACAAGGACATCCAGAAGGTTAATCAACCTGACAATGCTTTGCTGAAGATTAAAGAGGATGAAAAACTGTCGGCCCCGATGCCTGACAAGGTTCGTCAAATGCTGAAGATCAAGAGGATTGCATGATAGTTAACGTATACGGAATTGATTGGGATGTGGAGTTTTATTACTTCGCTGGCGATCCTGGCCGCATGCATGGACATCCTGACTCATGGGAGCCTGAAGAGCCTGGGGAGTTTTATTTAACCTCAATAAAGATTGACAACAATGAGTTGATTGATCTTGTCAGGGGAGAGACTCTTAGGACTGTTCAGGCTGAGGTTAAAAAATTGATTGATGAGCGCAACGCATGAGCAAACAACCTTACGCCTTATATCTCGCAGAAATCCTGCAATCTGAACCGGGTGCTGTTGCTGATGCAGCATCTGGTGAGTTACGCCGCCTGCATGCGGTGAATCAGCAACTGGGTGATGCATTGCGCCGCCTCATCAGCTACTGCAACACGCTGGAAAACCGTTTGATGGAAGTTGATGGTGAGCATCCAGCATTACAGCAAGCAAAAGAAGCGTATGCCAAATCAGAGGCCGAATCATGACCAAACCAGAACTACTCCAAATGATGCGCCTGCTATCCGCACTGGAAAGCGTGATGATTGCTAAAGACCGGGTGCCAGATTATTTGCTTGATCAGTTGCATGAGATGGTTGAAGTATTGGAGAGGGAGATTCTTAAATGACCCGCGACGAAATCGCTCAGATGATGCAAGACAGCAGTGGTATGGATTTGGGAACTGAAGCTCACTTCCAACGCTTCGCCGCCCTTGTTGCCGCTGCCGAGCGCGACCGTGCTTGCCGCATCGTCACGGGCTTGTGTATCAGTGACAACAACGCCAGAGAAATTAACGATGCAATCCGAGCAAAGGCGCAGGAATGATCTCCTGCATGGGAGGCTGGTGTCATAAACGAGATCAATGCTTTTACTATCACAATGAGGCTGAAATTGTTATTGAGCGAGTATGCGAGTACAACAGGTTTCATCTTTATTGGACTGATTCATTTCTTCCACTAACACCATGTACCGTGAATTTGTCCTCCGAAACCCGGATGTCTGGACAGGATTCTGTGCAGTCATCAAAGGAAACGCCCAGGCTTTTGCAGATAAAGGAACCCCAATCCGACTGATAGTTACTACTGAGGAGGCCAAACGCAATACCGCTCAAAACGCTAGGTTGTGGGGTTATCTGTACAAGACGATTTCTCAGCAGGCATTCGTGAATGGTAAGCAATATGACTCAGACGTTTGGCATGAGATGTTTGCGCGTAAGTTTGGTGTATGCGATGAGGTAACTCTGCCTGATGGTGAAATAATCACCCGCAGAAAGTCAACTACTCAAATGTCAGTATCTGAGTTTGGTGAGTATATGGAGAATGTGCAAAGTTATGCGGCTATGAATCTAGGAGTGGTTTTTGAACAATAAACTTAATCCTGCCGAGCGTAGGCATCTTGCTATGGTTAAGGTTCTACCTTGTAGTGTCTGTGATGCGCCTGGGCCCTCTGAGGCTCACCACATCGTCCAAGGGCTTCAGTACACCTGCATAGCCCTTTGTCCTGAATGTCATACAGGACCGCGCATGGGTTGGCATGGACAGCGGTTTGCCTGGAAGATTCGCAAGATGGAAGAGATTGATGCTTTGAATATAACGATTAAACGGCTATGTCTAACCTAGAACTCCTCCTTCTCGACCAAATCCGCGCAGCAGGCATAGAAGAGCCTGGGCTAGAACACAAGTTCCACCCTAAACGTAGGTGGAGGCTGGACATGGTTTGGCCTGCTCACATGCTGGCCGTTGAGGTTGAGGGCGGAACATGGATTAAAGGTCGGCACACCCGAGGTTCCGGTTTCGAGAAAGACGCCGAGAAGTACGCCGAAGCTATGTGCCTGGGCTGGAGGGTTCTGCGAGTTACAGGTTCACAAATCTGCACAGGAAAAGCCCTGAAATGGATTCAACAACTTAGGGAAAACCACTACTCACACGTTAAAATTTAACCTCCACAATCTAAGCGTCACAAGACACGAAAGGACACGATATGTTTTTGAGCATCAATGGTGCATGTTCTTTTTTGGGTTTGAAGCGATCCAAGATTTCTAAATACATTAAGCAGGGAGTTTTCCCAGAGTCCGTCAAGACTGACACGCGGATGCAGTTTTGGGACCGGGCAGTTCTTACTCTTTGGGTTGAACCTCAAAAGCCTGTGAAGGTTAAGGTTCACAAGGAACGCAAGCCTGTAGCCCCCAAATACCGTGACGGTGAGAACACTTGGTCTGGTCGCGGCATCATGGCTAAGTGGCTGAAGACTCACATTTCCAATGGTCGCTCTATTGATGAATTCAAAGTATGAAAGTCTACAAAGCAATCAATCAGGTTCAGAAGTCTTTAGCCAAAACAGGCATTACTAAAGACCGCAAGAACCAGCAACAGAACTATACGTTTCGCGGCATTGATGATGTTTACAACGCTTTGTCGCCTCTCCTGGCAGAAGCTGGACTTTGCATCCTCCCTCGCGTACTAAGCCGAGAGGTTGCCGAGCGTCCGTCTTCCAAGGGAGGGATTCTGTTCTACGTCACTGTTGAGGTCGAGTTTGACTTCATCAGCGCAGAGGACGGATCAAAGCACATCGTCAAGACCTACGGCGAAGCGATGGACTCGGCAGACAAAGCCACCAACAAGGCGATGTCTGCTGCCTACAAGTACGCTGCGCTCCAGGCTTTTGCGATACCCACTGAAGGTGATAACGACTCTGAGTCTGATTCACATGAAGTAGATGCGGTCTACAAGGCTTTCGAGGACGAACACCTACCCAAGCTTAGGGATGCCGCTTTGGAGAGCGTAGAAGCCCTTCAGAAGGCTTTTGGAGCCATTCCTGCCAGCCCGATAAAGGCGAAGTTCTGGGCCACTCACGGTCAGTCACTGAAGAATGCAAACAAGAACTGAGTGGTTCATTGCAGTCAGCCCTGTCCGAGTAGGAGTTTACGAAAGGAAGTTTCAGACATGGAAAAACGAACCATTGCTGAGATTCTCCTACTGGGATGGAGAAAATTGGTATCTAGGTGCCGAGACTCCAGGCGAAGCAGCACTGAGAGTCAACCTCGGACCAACCCTTGCACAGAACCTCCCGTGGAGGGGTGTTGTACGGGAAATTGCTATCAAGGAAGAAAATGCAACAGACGCCTGAATGGTTTCTAGCCCGCGTTGGCAAGGCTACAGCTTCGCGGATTAAGGACATCGTTGCCAAGACCAAAACTGGAGCATCAGCTTCTCGAAAGAACTACGCTGTCGAGCTGGCTCTTGAGCGACTCACCGGGTCCAAGAAGGAAGGCTTCACGAACGCGGCCATGCAGTTTGGGATCGATCAGGAACCTTATGCAAAACTTGCATACGAGAACCGCACTGGTCAACTGATTGCGGACGTAGGGTTTATTGATCACCCGACTATTCCGATGTCAGGGGCTTCTCCAGACGGGTTCCCAGGTGAGGGACTGATTGAGATCAAGTGCCCTAACTCAGCGACTCACCTAGATAACCTGCTTCGCGGATCGGCTGACCCCGAGTACCTGCCTCAAATGTACTGGCAGATGGCCGTGACGGGTAGACCGTGGTGCGACTTCGTATCGTTTGATCCCAGGTTTCCTGAACACCTTCAGTTGGCGATCTATAGGGTAAACACTGATGCCCAGAAGATCAAAGAACTCGAGAATGAAGTCTCTCAGTTCTTGACTGAAGTTGATTTGATTGTGGAGAAACTTAATGGAATCGCAAGCCCATCAAATAGTTGAACTTCTCCGACAGGGGCCTGTCACACCACAGGATGCCCTGCAAAAGGTTGGATGTTTTCGTCTTGCTGCGCGTATCCACGAACTACGCAAAGCAGGCTACGACATCCGGCAGGTTATGAAACAACGCAATGGCAAGCACTTTGCCGAATATCAATTAAAGGAAGAATGATGCGTCTAATTGGGAATTGTCGTTTGGGTAAGGATGCCGAAATTCGCTCTACCCGTAGCGGAGTGACCGTGGCAAACTTGGTGCTGGCTTACAACTACGGTCAGAAGGATCGTGACGGTAAGAAGCCTTCGCAGTGGATTCAAGCCTCGTTGTTTGGCGATAGGGCTGACTCGCTGGCTCCGTTTCTTGGCAAGGGTACGCTGATCTTTGTGGATATGAAGGACATCCACATTGAGGTCTACGAGGGGAAAGACGGCAAGACCTACCACAACATGCGCGGCACCATCGACGCCCTAGAGTTTGTGGGCAAGGCAGAGAAGACCGCTGGCGCTAAGAAAGGCACCCGCGATGATGATTGGGATGATGAGGACGATATTCCATTTTGATTATGTTTACTAAACCTGACGGAACTAAATCCAAGAACGCCCCGCCTTGCTGGCCTTTCGGTACGGTCAAACCGCCTACTAAGAAAGAACTGCAAGACCAAATTCTTAGGGAAGCCGATGAAGCACTTCTATGACGCAGCAACAGGAGAGATGTGCTTCAGCATGGCTCTGCTGGCGATGAAAGACGGGAAGAAAGTTCGTCGAAAAGCATGGCATGGAACAGACTTCATCAGCATCAATTTCCTGATGCATCTTTCTTACTGCAACCTGCGTTCTGACGACATCCTGGCTATTGATTGGGTTGAAATCTATGAGTACTAAACAACTCCTGCGACACGCAAAGTCTCTTTTCCACTGCGGTATTCCTCACTTGGATCGCCACAACCAACG